GATAAACTATTCTGCCTGTTGCATTGTCAACAGTAGGAGTACCAGAACTTGAAGCACCTGCTCCTGGTATTCTTACTTTTACTCCTCTAATACGATATTTTCTTGTAGGAATACGGTTAAATTGTTTACTATCAAGTCTTAAAGCAACATAAGCACTGTTTGGATAAGTCGAAGTATTATCTATAACTTCTTGCAAACTTGTAAATTGAAAAGCATTAACTCTATTAGATTCTGTGCTATCTGCTGTGACACGAATCACTCTAATATCAACAGGAAAAGCACCTGTTAGATTTATTCTATGATCTCTTGAGTAAGCATCTGCTGTTCTGCCACTAACGGAAGTAGATATTACATCTGTAAAACCGCCAGAGTTATACTGCACTTGAATTTTATATTCAACTGTGTCCCCTCGAATATCTCCATCATCTTCCGCTACCTGTATTTGAGGCCAAGTTAAGTTAACTATCACGGCATCAACATCTGTGTTAGTAACTTGTCTAGTTACAGGAGCAGAAGTAGTGACAGTGACAGCAACACCAGTGGGAGATCTACTTTCAGCAGGAATACCACTCATCGCAGTTTGGTTTGACGTTCCAAACTTAGATTTAAAAGTTACATCTCTGTAATTAAAGTCAGTATCTGCAGGACTTGAACTAGAAGCGTTTGAATTTAATATAGGAGTATCGTCAAGAAAAACGTCTTTCAAACTTGCATTGTCATAAGCAGTTGTTCCTTTTGTAAGACCTTCCTTAGAAGCAGAAGCAAATCCTTCTATTTCACCTTCAGATATTAAATCTTGAACAGTAGCAAAAGCTCTACTATGTAAAGTATCAGGAGCACGGTATGGAGGAGGTGGTGGCTTTGGTGGGCCTCCAGAACCTCTAATAATTTTCTTTTTATCAGTCATGCTTCCACCTGATTAGTATCAATTGCTGCACTTATTACAACACTTCCTGTAAATATTTCACCATAAACTATTGGAATTGAAGTACCAGCCCTTGATGTATTTTGAACTCCACCAAAATTAAAAGATAACTGTGGATCTTGCTCGGATTTAAATTCTTGCGGTTTTGGTAAAGGGAAAAGCATTTCAGTAACTCCTGATATTGCTAACCCCATTCCTACATTCATAGCAAATGCACCTAAACCTTTTAAAGCTAAACCTTGACCACCAAACATTTGTAAAGCACCAAAACCTCCTGGCCCTGTAGCTATAGCAAGTCCTATAATCAATGCTCCCATTAAAAGTTTTCTACCACCACTACCAGCACCACTTATAGCTGGTATAAAATGTATATCTTCTTGTCCAATAGGATAACCAATTTCATCTTTATCAATATCATAATTACCTACTTTTACCTGATAATACTGTGGACTCATATAGGCTTCCAAGCCTGGAAAGTTATGTATTAAAAAACTTACAGCTTGTGCAACACTGCTAACTTTTACCTCAAACTCTTTATGTCCGACAAATTCTGCCAGTTTTCCATATAGTTTTACTTTACGAAGCATAGCGATACCTTTTACCAGTGCATTTAAATAACCACTCTGAATAGGGTTCTCTACAAGATAGTCTATCGGTTAAATGATGAATAACATCACCATCAAAAAATAATGCTACATGATTTAGAGTTGGATGCAAAATACTCATTAGTAAAACATCTCCATTCTCTAATTTTTCATCTTTTCTAAGTTCTCTAAAACCTGTTCGCCAAGCACAACTTTCAAATAATGGGTTATGTAAAAACTCTTCGGGAGTTGTTGGCCTTTCCCAATCCTTAAGCACAATATTCTTTTCTTCTCTATACCAATCCCTAACTAAACTCCAACAGTCAGTAACACCCCAAACCCATTGACGACCCAAGATTGGTGCTTTATAACCTGATGGCTCTAAATATCCCCATTGTTCTGTTTTTGGATTGACTATGTACCACGGAAGTCCACTATCCTCACAACTAACTTTGTCTGCCTGACTAGGTATGGGTGGAGTAATCGGGTGACTATGAACTACAGCTACAATCTCACCTGTCTCGTCCGCCTTTACATAATCTTCTGGGTCTAAAATAAAGCATTGATGATCTGTTAAGGCAAGATTACGACAGGGATAATATCTTTCTTTACCCTTCACATTTAGTAATAATCCAACAGCTTCTTTAGGATCTTGGTCTTTCGCATGAACCAATGCTTTATGTTTCCAACTCATTGAACAAACGTACCAATAGAAGGAAAAAGAGATCGAGTCGCTTGACGTCCTGGAATACGAACTCCTGCAAGATCCGTTGGTGCTGCAAGCTCAAATTCAACCACTTCTCTATTTTCTGATGCCTTTCTATCTATTGAATATATTTCTTGAGGAAATTCTGCATTTGGATCTGCTGTTGCATTTGTATTGTCAGCAAAGTTTACAGCATCAATAAATTTAGCTAATGTTCTAATTCTTGTAACAACTGCTCCTGTTAAATCGTTACCAGTTGTAGTTTCATTCACAGACAAAAGAATAGCAGAAATAATACCTGTTCCTGGGATAATTCCTGCATTACTTACTGTCATCTTTGGACGAGGCAGTTGTCCTTTTTGAAAAGCAAAACCTGTTACCTGTATCGGAAATCTTAAATAAGAATCACCCTTCCAGACTATTTCACCATTTGCATTAAGACTGCTACCAGCATGAAAACGGAAAATATCATTCGATCCATGTAATGATGTAGATAACTGCAATGTGAATAGTTCAATAATTGCAGAAGGATTTATAGATTGTAGATTACTAAATACTGCTGAATTAACTGACATTAGGATGCAGGTTCAAATACTTCTCTGAATGTAGCTTGAATCGTAGCTCTATTG